CAGCGACGGTCCTCGCGCGCAGCGTCGCCAGGTCGGTCGCGGACGCCGCGGTCGGAGTCCAACCCTGCACGGTCGTGCGGCGACCCTCGACCGTGATGCGCAGGTTGTCGGCCTGCGTCGCCCGGGTCCCCGCCTTGCCCATGAGACCCGTCAACGTCGTGATCTCCGCCGCGATCTGCGCGAGGATCTTCGCCGCGTCGATGTCGGCGAGCTGATCGGCGAACCGGTCCAATTCCTCTGCCGTGAAAGGGCGCTCGACGTCCCCGCCGGCCGAGTAGTCGTGATGCACGCGCGCGGACAGGTCCCACGCCTGCACCGCACCATCGTGCGGCTGTGCGGGGTCCGGCGCCCGGCCCCCGTAGTCGACCACGAACATGTGTCAGACCCCCGTGTAGGTGATGTCCCAGCGGATTTCCCCGCCGGCCCCCCATGCCGTACCGGCCGGCGTGGACGTGTTGGTGGCGGCAGCCCATTGCAGGTTCGCGCCGGAGACGGCCGGCAGGTAGAGGTTCGTCCGAGTCGTCGACTCGGGCACCGCCTGCGCCATCGCGACCGGGGCGGCCGTCGCCGCGACGATGAGCACATGCCCCTGGGTGACCGGAGAACCGACCGAAAGGTCAAGGGACACAGGATAATTCAGCTGCAAGCTGCCGCCCGCGCCGAACGAAACGCCGGTCCCGAAGTTCACCCTGCCCCACCAGCGGACCGCCCGCCCGAGACGCATGTACCGCGCCCAGATCGCGCCGCCGGTGCCCAGCGTCGTGGCGTTGCCGCCGCACGTGAGCGCGATCCCCGCTTGCGTCTGCGGGATGAGGTCGACGTACCGCCACGCCGAGCCCTTGATGGCGAAGCCCTCGATGTCCGACAGGTATGCCGGGTGGCCGGCGGTCGCCCCGGCCGGCAGGGACCCCGACGTCGTCTCGGTGAAGACCCGGCCGTCGAGCGCGTCCCGCAACGCACGCAACACAGCGACGTCGACGACGTCACTGCCCTGCGCCATCGGTAGGGCTGACTCGGTCGAGTAGTCGGTGGCCACATGTCCTCCTTAGGCGAGGGAGCCGGTCACGCGGACGCTGTTGCGTTCGACGCCATCGGCGGGGTAGACGGTGACGGTGGTGACATCCCGGCGAACCGCGACCAGGCACTTGGTGCCCGCGGCGAGAGTCGGCAGGACCAGCCCCGTCGCGGACGTCGTCGGCGACGAATACGAGCCAGACGCGGGAGCAATCCCGCTGTAGGAGTAGCCAGTCGCTCGGGCCACGGCGTCGAGGACAGCGACCGCGAACCCGCCGCCGGTGGGGTCCGCCACGATCCACAACCGGCCACCCGAGAACGACTTGCTCGAGTCGACGTTGCGTACCTCGGCCACGAGATAGTCGACCGCCTGCCCGGTCGTCGCCGCGGGCAGCGCCCCGTTGACGTCCGTGGACAAGGGCACGCCGCGAAGATCGGTGAGGATCATGCCCAGTCCAGCTCGATCTCACCGGAGCGCGAATCCGACGCGAGACTCACGGCCGCGGAGTAGTCGGTCAGCCCCGAATAGAGCAGGCCCACCCCGCCGGCCGTACCGTCGAGCAGCATCTGCCCCCACGCCGCGCTCAACGCGACGGTCGTGACCGACCCATCGGCGAGATAGCTGGTGGCGACCGCGTCGGTCACCCACACCGGGCTCGACGAGGGCCGTGTCGCATGGGCATGCATCGCGAGCCACAGCCGCATCGACCCGGCGCCGATCCCCGAGGACCGGTGAATGCGCACCCGGAAGCCGGTACACCGACGACCCCGCAGCGCAGCATACTTCCCACTGCCGGGAAGCCAGACCCCGCGGTAGTAGCCGTACTGGGCGTATGCCTGCGAGAAGGCACCCTGCCGAACATCCGTCGTCGCCCACCCCAGCGAATCCCGCCACGACGCAGCGTCAGCCATCGTCACCACGAGCGGATTCGCCGCCGCCGGGGTCGCCGACACGGTGTAGGGCAGGGCCACCTCCAGGTCCACCGGGACCGTGGTCGGGTTGCTTGTCCGGACCTGCCCGACCACCGTCAGCAGCCCATCGACCCGGTCCACGAGCACCGCCGACCCGACAACCAACGCGGCGCCATCCAGGCAACGGGCCGGGACCGGGACCCCGTCGAGGATGACCGTTGCTGACCCGTCCGTCGCGGTCGCCGCCAACTGCACCCACCGACGCTCATCGACCGGGCGAGCATCGCTGTCCCGCAACGAGGTCAGCATCACTTCTCCTGCAAGTCGGTCGACACGGCAACCCCGGACAGGGGCGACCGCAGCGTGACGGGCATCCGCTGCGAGTTCGGGTCGAGCGGGACCTCGAACCCCGCGAGAATGCGGGGTCCGGTCGGCACGCCACGGATCGCGAGAGTGACCGTGTCCCCGGCATCCAGGCGAGGGTCCGGCAGCGTCGTCGGCGACACCTCCACGGCATACGCCTGCGACCGGGCCAGGACCGTCCGGCCCGCCGCAGTCAGGGCGTCGAGCGTCCGCAGGATCGGTGACGCCAACCCCCGCAGCCGATGGAACCCCGGCCGCCACCGCAGCGGCCCCTCCGACTGGTACACGGCGACCCCGAGTCCCGCATAGGCAGGGTCCGAACAGCGCACTCGCACAGCGTTATACACCCCGCGCAGGTCCAGAGCCACGCCCGCGTCGAGGACGTTGGCGGTCGGGGTGTCCGTGTCGCACGTCCACACCGACGCTGACGAACCATCCGGCACCGGACGCAGCAACAACCGGCCCGACCCGTCGAACACCGCCTCGCCGCCCATCGCGGTCGCCCACTCCCACACCGTGTCCCACACGACGCCGTCGCGGACATCCGCACCCGTCGTCAACGGCGACCCGATCAGGTCGATGACCTCAACCCACGGCAACACCGACTGCACGATCCGGGTGATCTCATCCCGCACCGGGACGCCGGCCGACACTACCCACGGCGCCGGGAACCGCGACTGGGACAGCACGCCGGCGTAGTCGTGCACCTCGAGCTCCAGCGGCCCGAACAGCGATGCGCGGCGAGGCTTCTCGACCCGCAACACCCCGACGGGAACGGACTCAGTGTCTCCCTGTAGGTACGTGTGCCCCACCCACACGTGCAGATCCGCCTGCGTGGGCGACAGCAACCCCGCCGCGTCGGTCGGCATCAGGTCCGCGTCCGAACACACGACAGTCCCAGCGCGACGTACCTGCGACGACTCGCTCACCCGGATGCTGCCGCCGACCACCGACAACGAGCGACCCGTGAACACGCCCTCGTGCCACACGTCGGCGCGGACCGTGATCCGCCCACCAGCACGCCGATGGGCATCCCACCGGGCACTCACCGGCCAGGCCACGTCACCACATCCCGCGGAACAAGTCGAGCCACGTCGTGCCCGCCGCCTTGAGCGCATCCCACGTCTTCCCTGCGGCGTTGAGCGCAGTCCACGACGCAGACGGGTCGCCGTAGTTCACGCCAGCCGGCGAGTCGACCACCGTGCACGGCAAATCCCAGTCATACCACGCACCCGGGTCGGACGCGTCCAGCCCGAGCATGTCCGCCGGCCGGAAGTGCGTCACCGGACGCGGAGTCACCGACCCGACCCGAACATAGGCCCAGTCCCATAGCGTCCCCGGCATCCGCAGCAGGACAGTGCTCGTGGCCTCCTGCGTGAGGATCGCCAGCAACTCCCGGGCGGCCGGGTGAGTGCGGGTGCGCAGCGTCACTGCGAACGACCCGGCCTTGCGGACATCATCGAACGCGACCGCCGTCGTGCGCCCGACCGGTTGCAGCACCGTCCCTGGCTGCTCCAGTACGGGAGATGGGCGCGCCGCCAACCTGACCGGGAGGGTCAGGGGGGGAAGCCCGGGTAGGGAGATCCGGGCGCGGGTGTCGTTGATGGTCGCGGTCGGCGAGGAGACCATCGACGCCCCGTTCATCGCCTCGTATGCCACCGCAACCGCATGCGGCGCCTCATAGTCCAGTGCTGCACCCACCCCGCCCGAGATCGCGACCGACGACCCGGCTCCGGAGTTGCCCCTCACCAGATGCCGAGTTCCGTCCGGGTGCACACGCCACACCGACAGGTCGCCAGACGTGCCCCACCCCGTGAGAGTGACCGTGATCCGCGGCGGCTCAGCCAGCGACACGACAGCCGAGATCGCGGCAGCCATCAGGCCGCCCCGTAGCGACGCTCACGGGCAGCGCCGTCTAGGGCCCGGCTGATCCGGCCGTCCACGAGCGGCACGAGTATGCCGCCGATGTCGAGCGAGCCGCTGATCCGCCAACCGTCAGCAGGCATGGACTCGCCCCCTCCGGCGCCGAGCAGTTGCCCGGTGCGTTCCCAGATGGCCAGGGATCGGGCGCGGCGGGATGGGTGCAGCGGGATGTACGCCTCTCCCCCGGGCGCCTCATTCCAGAGGATCGGGGAGGTACGGGCCATGATGATGGCATTGCGGGTGACGTCGCCGGCGGCCATCTTGCGGACCCCGCCGGAGGTGATCAGCCCTGCCGCAGCTTGGCGTTGTTCCATGGCGGCGGCCATGTGGATGGCGCCCTTGATCTGCGCGGCGTTGCGGAGCCGGCCGAGCTCGGCCATCGCCTGGGCAGCGTCGACGGTGAAGGTGATCGTCTTCGCGGTCGGGGTCTTCTCGACCTCAGAGGCCAAGGCAAGCACCTTGTCGCGAGTGAACCCGAGCGATGTCGCCAACTCCTCGGCGGCGGCCTTGTTGCCGAGCAGGCGGGTGGCCTGCTCGACGAACGCGGCGCGCCGCTGCTCCATCGTCTTGGCGACTATGTCGACGGAAACGCCCTGTTCGAGTTGAGCTTTCGCTGCCGCGATCGAGGCGTCCCGAAGCTTGTCGAGGGCTTCCTCGTTGGCGCGTCCCTTCTCGGTGTTGATGTCGAGGGTCTTGCCGTTCTCCTTGATGGACTTCTTCAGTTCATCGAGGGCGGCGCCGTACTCGCGGTTCGCGGCCCGGGAGTCGAGGAGTTGGTCACGTAGCTTCTGCTGCGCGAGGTAGTAGTCCTTGACGGCCTGGGCGGCGTCCTTGGTGACGTCGGCGCCGGTTGAGGTGGCACGGGTAGCCTGCTGTTGGGCGGTCGTCGAGGAGCCCATGGCATCGGCCTTGCGCTTCCAGCCCTCGGCGCTTGCTGCCAGGCGTTCGGCCTCATCTCCGAGCGCGTACTGCACCGTGTGGATGGGCTCGACGATCTTGGCCTGGGCCACCCCGGCTTCCGATTGCGCTTGGCCCCACCGAGCCATCTGCTCGTTCAGGTGGCGCATCGCCTCGGCGTTCCCGAGCGCCGCGTCGGTGACCTGGTCGAGGGAGAGGCCCATCTTGCGGGCGTTCTCCAACACGCCTCGCTCTTCGAGGTTCTTCACGACCAGCGCCCGGGTGTTACTCGTGATGGCGCCCGTCTGCTCGTCGAGGGAGTTGGTCAACTCCTGGACGCGCTGCCGTGCCTGCGCCTGGCCCGACACCAAGTGCCCGACCACTGCCGCAGCAGCCATGAACGCCACACCCCACGGCCCGCCGAGCACCCCGAGCAGGCCAGACGCGGCCGACCGTAGGGCGCCAGCGCCGCCGACGAACGTCGACACCCCGACCCCGAAACCCCTGAGTCCACCCCCGGCTCGTTCAGCGGCCTGCCCGGAGTAGTGCAGCGCCTCCCCGAATGACTGCAGGTGACCGCGGGCCGTCGTCGCCATCGTCCCCACGGCGGCGCCGACCCCGATGAGCCGATCCTTGAGCAGCAGGAATGCGATCAGCCCGATCGTCGCGGACTGCAGTGGCGCCGGCAACTCGCGGAAACCGGACACGACCGCCCCAACGGCAGACGCGAGGGGGCCGAGCGCAACCACGGCGTCGTGGGCTACGTCGGCCGTTCCGGACAGGAAGGGGATCACCTGGTCGCGGCCGAACCGGACCAGAGCCGTGTATGCCGGCAGCAGCATGTTCCCGACCTTGACCGCCAACTCCTGTGCGGCGGCAGAGGTCTGCTTCTGCACATTCGCTGTCGAGTCGGCAGTGCGGGCGAAGTCGCCCATCGCCCGGGACCCGTCCTTGGTGACGATCGCCAGGACCGCGGCGGCCTTCTCCTGTGCGGTGAGCGCCTGTGCGCTCTTCTTACCCGTCGCCGCCATCGCTTCCTGCTCGACCCGAGCGGCGCTGATGTTGGGGATCAGCTTCTGCAGCGAGTCGTACTCGCCGCGGAATCCGGCTGCGATCCGCTCGAGAACGTCTTCGGTGCCGAGGTTGTTGAACGACCCGAAGTCAGCCGCCAACTGCACCACGCTGCGGGACATCTCAGCAGCCCTGAGTTCGCCGAACCCGAGCTGCAGGAACATGTCCCCGAACCCTGCAGCGGCGTCGATCGCCGCTGCGCTGGACATGCCGAGGTTTCGGACGGCCCCAGTTGCCCACTCCCGCATGGCGTCAGCGTTACGTCCGAAGATCACAGTCGCCTTGCTGAAAATCTCGTTGGCTGAGCTGGCGGCGTCGATCGCGCCGCGGAACCAGTCGACGATCTTGCCGACCGCGAATGCCCCCGCGATGCCGGCGCCGACCTGGCGGATACCGGCCATGAAGGTGCGGGAGAACGCTCCAGAGACGCGGCGTCCGGCTTGGTCGGCGTCGCCGTCCATGCCGGCGAGTCCGGCCCGGATGTCCCGCTGCGCCTGCCGGATGCCCTGCCCAACGCCGCTGGTGTCGAGCCGCAGGTATCCGACCAGCTCGCCGACGTTGAAGGACATGTGCGCGTCCTCCTTCGGTCAGGGCTGGTCGTAGTCGTCGACGGGGTGCTGCGGCGGCGGCATACTGGGCGCCGGATCCGGGGTCAGGGCGTCGAGGAGGCGGGACCCGGCTGACAGCAGGCCACGGACGCGGACGAGGAACCACCGCCACGAATGGGCTTGCAGCGCGGTGCAGCTGAGGGGGGCGTCGAGGTCGACGTCGACCCCGTAGGTGGAGTGCAGGTCGGCCTCGATGAGGTCACGGTGCGCCCACAGGGCGGTCAGCGACCAGCCTGCCGCTTCCTCTTTTTCGTACCACTCCGAGAGCCCCGTTTCCGGGTCGTACTCGCCGCGGCCGGTCGGGTCCGGGTCTCCGTTGGGCGCCCCGTCCGGCTCGTCGCCGTCGGGGCCGGAGGTTTTCCCCCCGTGTCCCAGTACGCCTCGGCCGCAGCCTTGCCGGCTGTCCAGGCGAGGAACGCGGTAGCGATGGCCAGTTCCATCACCGGCTGCGGTATGCCGTCGGTGACCATCTGGTCGTATGCCGCACCGAGGCAGTCCCGGGCGAAGTCCCGACCCTCGGGGGTTTCGGTGTCGACATGCAGGTCGGCGGCAGCCTCGGCGATGTCGTCGCCTTCCATGCCTGCCTCGACGAGGGCGTCGAGGAACACGCCGCGGGCCAGCATGTTGGCCAGGTGGGCCCCGACGGCCGCCGTCGGCGGGTCGACCCGGTAGGTCTTCCCGCCGACCGGCAGCGTCAGGGTGAGGTCGAGGACCTCCAGGGCATCACGCACCGATCAGGACCGATCAGACGTAGACGTAGTCGTCGAAGGTGCCGTTGTCCAGCGACGGACCGTTCGTGTTGGTCACGGTCACGGTCTTCGTCGCCGCGGCCTGTGCGGGCGCCTTGGCGACGATGCGGCCGTCGCTCACGACGGTGTACTCGGTGGCGTTCGTGGTGCCGAACTTGACCCCGGTGGCGCCGGAGACGCCGGTGAAGCCAGATCCGGAGATGACGACGTTGGTGCCGCCCGCCGCGGGCCCGGTGGCCGGCGAGAGGCCGTTGACGACGGGAACCGCGGTCGCGCTGTAGGGGTTCGTGATCGCGCTCCGGGCGCCCTGCCCGAGCAGGGTAACCGAGACCTCTTCGAGGCCCGGGGCGTCGCCGCCCTGCGGCTCCCACTGCACGAGCACCCACCCGTCGTACGCCTCGCCGCCGGTGGTGCGCTCGTACCACCGCACGTGCACCAGGATCAGCGAGTCGGCCGCGGCGCGCAAATACTCCTGGGCCGTGTCCCGCGACCCCGAGTACTTGTTCCGGCGGACCGTGCACGTGTTCTGGAACTTGCGGGCGGTGACCGCGTCGGCCCCCCACCCGTCGGTGTCGTAGTCCGTCATGTCCTGCACGGTGGCCGGGACGGCAGGGGTGAAGTTGGACACGCCCTTGAGTTGGGACCAGTTGCCGCCGCCATTGGAGTCGAGGTCGACGTCGAGGCGCCACTTGCTGTTCGTGGTCGGCGTGCCGGTGGTGGGTGCAGCCATGGGGTGCTCCTAAATGTGTTGTGCTGCTGGTGGATTCGCTGCTCAGAACTCGACTGCTACCGACGGGTCACTGGTGATGGCCTGGAAGTTCCACGACACTTCGTCGCGGTCCTGGGCGTCGAACCCGATCCGCCCGCCACCGACCAGCACCATCGCCTCGATGCCGGGGATGTCCTCCCGGCCGTGCAGGGCGGCCCGGGCTGCGTCAGCCAGGTCCTCGGCGCTCGTGGTCGCTCCCGCTGAGCCACGGCAACGGACCTGCACCCCGGTCGTGTAGGGCAGGGCGAGCGGGTATGCCGTGACGACGATGCACCGGTCCGGGTCGGACGGCATGCGGGAGAAGAAGATCGGGGCCGTGTCGCCAGCCAGGTACCCGCCGTTCGCCCGGTAGGTGCCGACCCCGGCGTCGGCCAGGGCTGTGGCGACTGCCTGCCGGATGTCGCGGGCGGTCACAGGGCGTCCCGGATTGCTTGTGCGACGAGTTGGGCACCGACCCGGGCCGAGCCCATCAGCGGCGCCTCGAGGTACTTCGCTTGCCGGCCGGCGTCGTGCCGGTAGCCCATCTCCTCGTGCTGCCGGACGGCATAGGGGGTGTCGTAGGAGACGGCGGCCACGATGCTGTCCCCGTCGCGCGTGGCGTCGGTCTTGCCGCTACGGGACAACGTGCCCTCTTCGATGGGCACCAGTTTGGTCGCCTCCCCGAGGACGTGCTCACCCCACAGGGTGACACCGCGGTGAGCTCCCAGCCTCAGTGCCCGCTCGACCCTGTCGAGGTCGAGCGATCCGGACCACTGCATGCGGTCCTCCTCACTCCAGGAACATCTCGACGTGGTTCGGCGTCGGCTGCGGGCCGGCTTCGTGGCGGGTGAAGGTGATGACCTTCGTCCGGGTCGCCCCGGATGACACGAGGGAGCCGACGGGGATGTCGGCGGTGGCAATGGGTGCGAGCAGGGTTGCGTTGGACACGACCTGGCTGCCGTTGGCGGCGCGGACGAGTCTCCTGGTGTGGTCGAGGTATCCGATCACCTCGTATGCCGTGCCGTAGGTGTCGCCTTCGGGGCCGTGGCCGGTCAGTGGCTGCACGGTCACGGTGTGGACCCACCAGTCGGCGAGGGGGTCGATGGTGGTCACCATGTGGCGACCGTGGATGTGAGGCCGGCGTCAGCGAGGACCGAGAGGGCATTCGGGGCGAGGCCGGTGAAGAGTGCCACCCGGTCGCGGTCGATGCCTGATCGGGCGGTGCGGGTGACGCTGGCGCGGCCGATGCTGGCCGACACGGTGCCGCCGGTGAACCCGGCCGGTCCGGCCGCCGGGTCGATGATCCCTGCGGCGATCATGGCCCGGGTGTGGGCGATGGTGGCGTCGCGGAATGCGGCAGCAACGGTGGTGTCGGTGGGGGCGCCGGCCTCGTCGGTGTCGTAGATGGCTGCGATGGTGGCGCGCCGGACGGCTCGGGATGCGATGTCGAGGAACTGGGTGAGGTTCGCGGGGGGTTCCTCGGTCGGGTAGGTGGTTGTGTATTGGGTGGTCGTGGCGTAGGTCGGCATGCGTCTCCTGGTCAGCGGGCGGGGCGCAGGACGCGCTCATGGCAGGGGCGGAAGGACCCGGGGTGACACCCCCGAGCGGCCTTCGCGGCGAGGTCAGTGTTCCCCGGGACCGCGTTGACGCCCCGCCCGTAAGGATCAGGGGATGCGACGGACCGGGCGCCCCCCGCGCAGGAGCGCCCGGTCCGGTCACGACGGTCAGGCGACCTTGAGGCCCCGCAGCTGCCCGTGAGCGGCCTCGTTGCCGTAGGCCAGGCCGATCTCGCCGTAGATCTGCACGTCGTCCGACGCGCCGGTCTTGGCCAGGGGCTCCTCGAAGAACACGCCCTTGCCGGGGACGTTGAGGAACACGGGCCGCAGCTGGTTGATCGTCGTCAGGACGATCGAGTCGACCGGGACGGCGCGGTCGAGCATGATGCCGAACTCGCCGAAGTCGGTTGCGACCCGCTGGATCGGGACGCCGCCGATGTTGTCGCCGTTGACGATCGGGTTGGCCTTGGCGTACGCCGCGGCGTAGGCGGCCGAGATGGCGCGCTTCTGCCGGGAGTTGACCAGCAGGATCGGCAGGCCACCGGTGAGGCCACCGTTGTCCCACACCTGCTGGATGAACGCCTCGATCGTCGGGACGTCCAGGTCGCTGGTGGAGCAGGACCGGTAGTCGATGTTCGCGGTCGACGTGCCGAGCGTGATGGCGGCGCCACCGGAGGTCAGGGCGACCTTGAACGACACGGTCGTGGAGACGGACGTGACGTAGTAGGCGCGGCCGACGACGATGTTCGACGCCGTTCCGACGCTGGAGAACACGACCCGGTCACCGACCGACAGGGAGTGCGCCGACGCCGGGGTGATCGTGTCCGTGGCGGACGAGGCCCCGGTGGCGACGTTGGTGCCCTTGTCGACCCGGTTGGTCGTGATGGCCTGCAGCATGCCGCGGGTCTGCCGGGGCGTGGCGTTGGTCGTCGGGTTGGCGTAGAGGCCGTTGATGAACGACCAGTTGACGTCCAGGGCGATGGCCTTGAGGGACTGGGCGACCTGCCAGTCCAGCTCGTTGGACACCGGGTTGCTGCCGGGCACGCCGCGGTAGGGCGCCGATCCGGGGGTGGCCAGCTGGCCGGTGGCCGACTGCTTCGTGTAGCTGACGGACACCTTGCGCTGGTGGATCTGGCACACGTTGCGGACGTTGGCGCGGACGCGGCCCTCAGCGGTCGGGGCGGTCGCACCTTCGAGGGCGACGTTCTGCCCGGCCTGGCCGAGGTCGTAGGTCTGCCACTCGAACTCGGTGGCGGACGTCTGGCCGCCGCCGGTGAGGCCACCGACAGCGGACAGCAGGGGCGTGTCGGCGGGGGTGAGGGCGAACAGTTCGCCCACGTAGTTGGGCAGGTTGAAGGTCGTGCCCATGGCGGTGATGCCGGCCATTGGATGCTCCTAAGGGTGCGAGGGGGTCAGGGTGCGCCGTATGCCTTCTGGCGCTGCAGGCTGATGGCGAGTTCGTGCTTGCCGGCCTTGCGGGCTGCCTCGATCTGGGCGTCGAGGGTGTGTGCCGCCTCGCCGGGCCCGCCGGCGTGTTGCACGGTGCTCGCGCCAGCCGCCAGGGCCGCCTTGAGCTTGGGGTTCGCGGCGACGGCTGCCTTGATGGCGTCGTCGACCTTGGTCGAGAAGTCCGACCCGTTCGGGTCGAGGTCCGCCACGCTCGCCAGGAACGCGCGGGAGTCCAGCAGTGCGGTCGGGTCGCCGCTGTGCTTGCTGGCCGCCTTGTAGACCGCGAGCTCGACGGCGGACTGCCGGGCCTGCGCCTGCGTGGCGGTCAGTTGTTCGGTGAGCTTGGCGGGGTCGGGCTTCTCGTCGTCCTTGATGAGCCCGAGGGCCTTGCCGATCTCTTGGGCGAGGGCGGTGCGGGCTTCGGCGGCGGCGTTGGCCTTCGCGGCGGTGCGGGCCTTGCCTGCCTCGTCGCGGGACTCGCGGATGATCTTCTGCGCCCAGTCGGGGAGGTCTTCGACCTTGCCCGTCTCGGCGGGCGCTGCTGGCGCCTGGGCGGTTGGCGCGGTGGGGGTGGCTGCCTGTGCCGGTGGGGTCGTCTGCGTGCCCGTGGTGGGCGCTGCGGGGTCCGTGGGGGTCGCGGCCGGGGCCGCGGCGGTGCCGTTCATCTGCGCGGCGCCGAAGGTGGCTCGATGGAACGCGAGGATCTGCTCGGGGGTGACGGGCCCGCCGTCGAGGGGGAACGCGGAGCGGAACGGGAGGGTCATGGATCGGTCCTTCTCCCGGCGCCCGGCCGGGGTTTGGGGGATGCAAGAAGCCCCCCGACGTCTGGCCGGGGGGCCTGTTTGAGTCAGGGATTCGAACCCCGAACCCAGTGTTAGTGCGCCAGTGGCGCGAGGGCCGTCCCGGCCTGCTCCCGGTAGCGAAGCCGCTTGAGGTCGTGGGCGTTGACGTGCCGGCGGATCTCGCCCTGCCACGCCCGGACCTTCCGGCGCGCCCCGGCCGTAGCCTCAGGCGTCAACGCAAGCGCCTCCCGGCGCTTCCACTCCCGGACCTTGCGTTCGAGCGCCCGCTGACGCTGCCCCGCGGCATACCCCTCGGCGTCATGCTCTGGCACCTGCAGGACCGACGCACCCGGCAGGTATGCCGTCACCCGGTGCCGACAGTTCGGGTGCTGGAACCCGGCAGCCTTCGCCTCAGCCAACGTGCCCGCGACCGGCGCGACGACCGGCCGGCCATCGGTCACGGACGGCACCGTCACCACATCCACCCGGCCCGACAAGGACAGCACCTTGCCCTCCCAGCGGCGACACAACGGGCACTCCCGCGGCGCGTCCGACACGACCACCAGGTCCACACCGACGGCCTGCAGCTGCGCCACATGCCCAGCCACCGCAGCCTGACCAGTCGTCGACCGCACAGCCATCTCGACATACGAGTCGAGCGCCCACCGGCGGCCACGTGCGTCGGTGAACCCGCGGATCCCGTCGGCCAACAGCCGGTCCAAGACCCGCTGCGACGCGGCCAGTCGGGTCGAGGACCCGCTGAGCACGTCAACGGCACCCGCAGCGACCGCCTGCTGGTATGCCGCCCCAAGGATCTGCGGGACCATCGCAGCAGCCCGCCGGACCATGACCGTCGGCTCGTGCGCGAGGTTCACCGCCGTCTCGGCGGCCGGCATTCTCCCGGGGGTGAAGTCGTATCCGGCGCGGTCCAGGTCGTGCACGGCGGTAGCGGTGCCGTGGTTGTATGCCGCGAGGATCGCCTCACGGATCTCCTGCTCGACGGTAGCCATCGTCTCGGCCGTGGCGCGCTGCGCCTTCGCCTTGAGCCACTGCAGTTCGGCCAGGCGCTCGATCGCCCATGTGCGGGCGTCGGTCTTCGTGTCCTTCGCCAAAGTCCGGGCCAGCAACCGCAGCAGGGCCGCCTCCAGGTCATCGACGAGCCGCGCCACCTGGTGGGCGTACTGGTCGCCGTCGGCAGGTGAGGCGGGCACGTGACGAGGCTACGCGCCGGGCGGGACGTCCGTGGCGTTGTCCACAGGGTTCGCCGTGGCGTTGTCCACAGGGTTCGCCCCGTTGACGAGGGTCGGGTCGGTCGGGTCAGGTAGCGGCGGGTTCGCCGCCTCCTTCTCGCCCATGATCTCCTCGACCTCGGCGGCGACCTGCCCGTCGTCCCACTCCGGGTGCAGCATCCGGACCAACGTCTCGGTCGAGGCGGCCTCGGCGGCACGCAGCGCCTGCGCGGTCTGCGCGAGGGCGAGTAGGCCCTCCTGCACCCCGTCGGGGAACTCCACGTGCGGACGCGACGGCGTGATGCCCGACCCGAACAGCGCAGCGTCGACCGCCAACAGCTTCTCGACCAAGGTTGCCAGCGCGGGACGCAGCAGCCTCAGCTTCCGGTCCCGGGTCGCATACGACCGCTGCTGCCGCGACCGGATCTCGGTCGCCGTCGTTGCCCCACCCTGGTCGTCGAGGCCGAACGTGTTCGCGCTGTAGCCGGCGGTCGCGATGATCCGCTCGAGCAGCTCCCGGCACGTCGCCCGGTGCTCCTCGTGGCGGATGGCGAACTGCTCGGCCTGCGCCAGGCTTCCCCCACCGGACGCCAGAGATGTCGGTGCGACGTTCAGCGTCGAGAACACTTCCCGGTCGGTGTCGAACGCGGCGCCCTTCCCGGCACCCAGGTCGTCCAGCGACGACGCGGGCACCAGCAGGCGTGCCTTGCCGAGGCGGATGTCTCGCATCCACGACGAGTAGGCCTCGTCGAGGGCGTCCATCGCACCTTCGAGTTGGTCGAGATCCGACCGGCCGTAGTGCTGGCCGATCGGGTGGGACCGCCACCGACGCTGGGGCCGCTGGTTCGGCACGTGCACGCACGCCAGCCCGGGGGTTCCGGTGCTGATGGTGTCCCCGTTGGCGGTGAGCCACTGCGCCAGACCTTCGGTCGTGGAGTGCTCGGTCAACGGCACCCGCACCCCGAGATCGGCGGCCGACCCTCGGTACAGGCCGTGCACGATCACGCCGTTGCCGGATGCGTCCAACTCGTGGCGCTCAAGGTGGCGGGTCACCAACTGCCCATCGGCGTCCACGACGTGCCAGAACGTGACCGCCAGCAGCCGGCCCCAACGGAACTCGGGCAACGCTGCGTCGACACTGACAGCGGTGACGAACGGCCTGTCGGGGCTCACCTGCTGATCCCACGTGACTCGCAGGAAATGCCCGCCCAAGGCGGCGCCCTCTTCGGCGCCTTCCATGAGGGCCTGCAGCATGCCGTCGTCGACGAGTTCGTCGAGCCGTTCCTGTGCGGCCTCGTCGTCCACCACGAACGCCGGCGCCTCACCGTAGAGCAGGTCCGCGGACGCCTGACACAGGTCGGCGGCAATCGGGATGTGCAGCTTGCGGGGCGACTGGTTGTCGGTGCGAGGCCGGCCCCACCAGAAGCGGGCGACAGCCCCGACGACACCGCCGGCATACTGCGCCGGGCGGACGTACCCGCCGGGCGAGTAGGTCCGCTCCAGCCCCTCTGGGTCACCAGTCCACCAGGCCGCCCACTCGGCGAGCTTGATCGTGATCGGCGCGAGTTCCTTCGGCGGCCAAGGAGTCCCGTTGGCAGGCAGTGGCATACGTCTGCCTCCTCAGGCTGCGCGCAAATGTTGACGCCAGATGGTCTCGGTCGATGCGACGGCATACCGGCCGGCGTCGAGGCTGTGGTCGGCCACCTTCAACGGCTTGTCCAGGCCCCTCTCGGTGGCTTTATCGTCCCACGAGTAGCCGGGCGCCTCGTTGATCCACCCGGTGCACCGGTCAGACACGAGCAGGTCATGGTCAGCCAGCAGGGTGGCCACGGTGCGGATGCCGTAGTTGACGTCGTTGTCGGCGTCAGCGACCCGGTGCAGCCCGTCGGTGTGCAGCTGGACCTTGAACGACGCCGCGGACGGGTCGACCATCACCCACTCGATAGTGGGGTCCGAGTGGCCCGGCTGGTGCGGCATACCCATCCAGTCCCGGACGGCGGCCGACAGTTGCCCGTCGGTCAACTGCACGCGGGCCAGGGTCGGGTCGTGGCGCCATTCGTCGACCAGGAACAGCTTGGGTCGGTTGTCGACGTGGGCCAGGCCGAGCAGGATCGCCGACGTGGCGTTCGTGGTGCCGTAGTCGACTCCCACGGCAAGCAGGCGTTCCATGGGGGGCAGTTCCGCCCACGGGACGACATGCAGGGCGGGGTCCCACATGCCGTAGACGGCGCCCTCAGCTGCGACCCACTCGCCGAGGATGAACCGTCGGTACCACAGGCCGGTGAACTCGGCCCGCTTGCGGGCCTTGTAGGCCTCGCTCAGGCCGGGGTTGTCGTCCATCGTGAACTGCCACGACCGCCAACCGGGCAGGTCGGCAATCCGGTCGAGGAACTTCGCCTTGAGCCAGTGCGCCGGGTTGTCGGGGTTCGTCGTCCCGAACAGTTGCGCGCCGGCCACGCTCATGCGGCCGAGCAGCTGCGTGAAGAAGCCCTCGGGGATCGTCGTGACCTCGTCGACGTAGGCGCCGGCGACGGTGAGGCCTCGCAGGACGAGTTCGGCCTTCACGTCCGAGGCGCCCATGACGTAGACGCGCCGACCCATGATGACCACGGACGGAGCGCCGTAGTTCCCGACGACAGCGGCCGCCACTGGGCCGGTGATCGACGGGTCCTGTAGGGGGGCAATAGCGTTGCGCCACACCGAGTCCCGGGTGCGTCCGACCATGATCAGTTCGCCGCCGCGTGGTGCGGTGGCCATGAAGATGGCCCAACGCAGCAGGGACGCAACGGTTTTCCCGGACCGGATCGACCCGTCGAGGATGTTGACGTCGCCGGTGGACTCGCGCAGGAACGCCGTCTGCTTGGCGCCGAGCCTGCCCAGGGCCAGGTCACTCATCGGCAGGTGCCAGCCCCAGCCCTTCGGCGATGCTGCCCAGCAGGGACCGGGCGACCTCGGATGCCGGGTCGGTGGCGCGCTCGGTGAGGTTCCGCACGACCGACGCCGACGCGGCGCGGGCGTTCGCGAGGGCCCGTTCGTCGCCGGGTGGCACGAACGGCAGGTTGGTGATCCGCTCGCCGCCGCCTTCGCCGCGAGTCATCGTGGTGTGCTGGGCGGCGCCGTGGTAGACGTCCAGGAGCCTCTTCTGCGACAGCTCCAGCAGTTCCAGTTCGCGTTCGAGCGCGGCGGCGGCTCGGGCTCGGGCGTCGATGACGCGGGCGCGGGTGGCGACGGCCGTGCCGGTGCGGTCGAAGGTCAGGCCGAGTGCTTTGGCGCGGTGGCTGACCCCGCCCTTGGACCGGTGCAGCGCCTCGGCGATCGACGACAGGGACGCGCCCTCGGCGTGCATGGTACGCAACTGGTCCAGTTCGGTGGTGGCCCAGCTGTGGGGGACTTTGTGGCCGCCGGCGCGGGTGATTCTGGTCCTCAGGGACAGTTCGGCGGCCCGAAGCTCCTTGATGCGGTCGATGTTGCCGCCCCACACGTCGGCGTGCAGGAGTGCGGCGTTGAGCAGGTCCTGCCAGTCGGTGGCGCCCCACGCGGCGACACCGGGGGTCGTGATCCAGGCGTCCCACCATTCGCGGGTCTGCTCGGGCCAGTCGATGCCATCGGGCAGAGCGAGGGGGGCGGGGCGCTTCGGCTTCGACACTCCCGCCCCCTCTCTTGTGTGCTCAGGAATGGCGGTGTGCTGTCGATCGGGGGGTGCCCCCCCGGGGTTCCTGGCCTGGCTAGGCTCCCGCTGCGCCGGAGGATGGGGGCGTGTGGCCTGTTGCTCTTTGCCCGGTTGCATCCCCGGTGCGCGGCGCGCTTGTTGTCGAGCGTGTTACGCGCCACAGCGCAGCGCGTCCCAGATTCCCTGCGCCACCCACCCGGTCAGGTAGGCGTGTACTTCATGGGTCGGGTCGGTCTCGCCGATCTCGTTGAGCATGAACCGTGCGACGTGCGCCGCCTCGTGAGCGACTACGAGGAGCGGGGTTCGCTTGACGTCGTCGTGATTGGCGTCGACCCACACGAAGAAGGTCGGGTTCGTGCCGTTCCCCATGGTCAGGGTCTCGGTGCGTCCCACGCCTGGGTCCTCGGCCAGTGCGCCGTCGAAGTCCTTGCGGAGTCGGCGCCACTGCTTGGGCGTGGTCGCGATGTAGATGGTCCGCCCGAACGGGGCGCAATACATCGAGTGGTGCCGAGCCTTGCTCACCAATCCCCCTCGTACGCACGAATGCCCGGGCCGTCTGGCTCCGGGCATAGGTGTTTCACCTGCACGCGAGTGTGACACGTGTCTGAATGTGGCGCAAGTATCACCCTGCGTCGGCGCGTCGTTGGGCTGATTCCCGCACGAGTTGGGTGACGTCGCCAACCCGATAGCGCGGCCGTGCGCACGGTGGGAGCGCGTCGGACCTGAGCCTGGGCACACTTCTTCCCCAGTGCTGTCACACTGCCACGCGACTGGCGGGCTGTAAAGCAACGGTCACGCATCGGCGCGCCACCGGTCCCGGTCCACCAGCGAGGCGAGGACCTGCACCCGGTCGTACACGGCACGCCCGTCTGACCGGTAGCCGCCAGTCGCGAACATCCCGCGGCGAGCCCACTGCCGCACCGCTGCCGGCGTGTACCGCATGCCGAGGTCGGCGTGGATCAGCTCGACGAGCTCGGGTGCTGACAGCAGCCGCTGCGGCCCGACGATCTCGGCCAGCCACTCGGGCAGGGTGCGGGTCGAGCGGCAGCCGGGACAGGTGATCTTCTGCTCCCAGGCCGGCTGCCAGTCCGACCATGGCGGGTATGCCGTGGGGTCGGTGGTCGGGTTCGGGGTGCGGATCCAGGGGACGGCTCTGGTGGTGATGTCGCGTCCACAGCGGCAGGTGCCGATGGTGACTTTGTCGCGTCGGGGGGGTTGGGAGACGTGGCGGGCGGCGCGGGCGAGTGGTTCGAGTTCGTCGGCGAGGCGTTGGGCTGGTTCGTCGTGTTCGGCGATCCGGTCGGCTTCGCGGTCCAGCAGGTCGGCCATGGCGGTCACGTCGGTGCAGTCGATGGTGTCGGTGGTCACGATCATGCGGCCGGCGGTGTCGTGGGTGAGGTGTTGGAGGACGACGGGCCACTGGTCGACGAGTGCGTGGACCCAGTAGGCGAGGGTGAGGGTGATGTCGGCGCGCAGGACGATCGTGGATGAGG